GAGACCTCAGAGCGTCGCCGCCGCGGGCCGGCCGCGGCCGACGACGGCGGAGAGCTGATAGACCTTGAGCGCGATCGCGGCCTGCGGCGATCCGAAGTCGGCGGTCTGCTGCGCGGCGGTGCAGGTCGCGGCGGGCGCCGTGGCGGCAATGGTGCGCCTGACCGCGCCCGTGCCGTCGAGGATATCGACCTCGTAGCGCTCGCTTTCCTCGTTGAGCGGCACGTCGGCGCCGTCGGCCCAGGCGCCGCCGAAGCGGGTGCGGCGAATCCATGTGATCGCAAGGTCGCCGGTGCCGTTGCGCACGCCGCGGACGGTCTGCGTCGTCGTCGTCGCGACCTCCTTGAACCTGGTCGCCCAGATGACCTGGCCGGTAAGCCTCACGCGGCCGGCGATCTCGGGTATGGCCGAGCCTTCGGTGGAGGTCTGAACTTGCAGGGTGTCGAGCCGCGGCCCTTCCTGCTTCTGCGTTTGCGGTCCCGGTCCGAACAGGCGCGTATCGATGAAGCTTCCGGCAACGGTTGCGGCGGCGGTCGCGAACGTCGCGACCCATGCAGCGGAACCGGCGGTCAGCACCGAGGCGCCGGCCGCGAGCAGGAGTGTTGCCATGATGTCAGTCGGTCAGATCGGGGAACGAGAAGGCAAAACGCAGCCGCCGGCGACCGTGTCCCGACCAGAGCGAGACTTCGGCCACGGGATGCGCCTCGATCGAGTGGACCATCCGGCCGGGCGCGGTCAGGATCGCGCAGTGCTTGGCGGGCGAACGGTCCTTCATCGCAAAGAGCAGCACGTCGCCGGGGCGGATCGCCTCGATCGCCACCGGGACCATATGCCGGCCCGCCGCTTCGGCGAGCGTCTCGCGGCCATGGAGCTCGGCCCAGTCGCGCGTGTAGGGCGGGGGCTCTTCGGGCTCGGCGCCATAGATCGCGCGCCAGACGCCGCGCACGAGCCCGAGGCAATCGCAGCCGACACCCTTCACGGACGCCTGATGCGCGTAGGGCGTGCCGATCCACGAGCGTGCTTCGGCGACGATGTCGGCGCGGCTAACCTTCGTCACCATTGAGCGATTGACCGTTGTTGCCGTCGCCCCGCTTGGCATAGCCGAGCGTGAAATCGTTCCCGGGCATATGCGGGAAGCCGCCGAAATTGACGACGTTCGCGAACCGATCGCGGCAGGTCTCAAGGCGCTTGTCGCAGCCGGCGGTGATCTGGAACGTGTCGCCGACCTCGATCGGGCGCGGCATGGGCAGGAACAGCGACAGCCGGGCGTTCGGCGTCCCTTGCGAATGCGCCTTCACCTCGATCGCAAGGCCGGCATTGTGTCCGGTCGTCCAGACGATCTTGCCGCGGCTGAAGATGCCGGAGGCAAACGAGCCGATCCCGCTGGCCGTGAAGTCGAAGCTGCCGATGACGCTCGCGACCGTGCCGTTGCCGTTGTGGGCGGGCGCGCCGAGATCGATCCGGCAGCGGGCGTCGCCCAGCTCCCAGGCGCAGGTGCGCTGAAACACGCGGCCCGCGCTCTGGTCGAGATTCGCCGCAAGGCCGCGGAGCTCGGCCGAGAACGCCGCTTCGCCGCGCGTGACCTGGCCGAGGACGCCCGAACGGAGAACGACGCGCTCCGACACGTCCTGCCAGTTGACGCGCATGATGATGACGGACGCATCGTCATAGAGGCCGGCGTTGAGGTCGTCCTCGGTGATCGCCGCCGATGAAAGCGCGCCGTCCACGTCGAGGTTCGAGACCGCAAGGCCGAGCTGGTCCTCGATCGCGGTCGCGGTGAACCCGGTTGTGGCCTTGTAGATCGTGCCGTCGATCACGAGGTCGCGGTCATGATCGGTAAAGCCGAGGACGGCGCCATCCTTCCGCTGAACCCGCCAGCAATGGCAAAGTGTCGTGACCCCGCCGGCGAGATGCGCGGCAAGGCCGGAGGAGAGCTCCTTCATTCGCGGACTTCCACGAGGTTGATCTGCGGGACGATCTGCCGGTCCCAGGCGTTCGCCTGCACGGGCAGCTTGTCGGTGTCGAAGCGGACCGGCACGTCGAACTCGAACGTCGCGGTCGGCGCCGATCCCGGCGGGCTTGCGAACGTCACCAGGCCCGTGAGATGGTCGATGTCGGAAGGCACGACCGGCGATCCGCCGACCTTGCATGCGACCGTGCCGGGAACCGGCTTGGTGATCGTGCGGACGTGCTCATAGCCGCCGATATTGTAGCGCTTGACCAGCTGCCACACCGTCGGCGTGACCTGGACCATCGGCACGTCGGCGGCCTGATAATCGTTCCAATCCCGGAAGCGGAACGAGTAGCCGCGTCCCTTGACGATATAGAAATGCGCGATCACCGCCTGCATCTCGGCGCGGGTGCGGATGCCGGTCGAGATGTTCCATTCGCCGCGCGCGTTCGCCCACTGGATGTTGCGGCGCTCCGCGCCGGAGCCGAGCGTGACCACGTTGGTCGAGAAGCCGGGGCCGCCGGTCGCGCCGCGCGCCACCGCGTTCGGGAACGAGATGTCGAGAAACGGCTGCGGCATGGTCTAGCGACCCCGCAGACCCATCTGCACGGCGCGCGAGAGGTCGGCCGCAAGCTGTGTGCGGCTTGCCTGGAAGGCGGCCGGGCTCGGCGTCTGGATCGTGACGTTGACGACCGGCATGCCCGCGCCGCCGCGCTCGTAACGTCGCGCCTCGGCGCGCGAGAGCACCCGCTCGCCGCGCTGCAGGATCGCCGGCACCTCGTCCGGCTTCAGGAACGCGCCGTCGTGGAAGCGCGGCGCGTGGGCAAAGGCCGCGGCCGGTGCGAGCGCCGGCACGCCGGCAAGACCGACGATGCCGCCCTCGTGCAGCCGGAACGCGGCAAGGAGACTGCCGAAGAGACCGCCTGCGTTTTCGAGCGTCGCTGCATTGGTGCCGAACAGGAGGTTCTTGAGCGGATTGATCAGCGCGAGCTTGATGATCTCCTTGTTGATGTCGACGATCGCGGCGCGCGCGGCGTCCGCCCAGGACTTCCAGTCGAGCTTGCCCTGCGCGAGCAGGTCGGCGAATCGGTTCATCGAGGATTCGAACACGCTCTGCCAGCCCTGCGCGATCTCCCGCGCGCGGTCCAGTTGGGCGTTCAAGGCGGCCTGCCGCTCGGCGTTGGCGAGGATCAGTTGGCCCTCGGCGCTCGCCGCCGAAATCCCCTGCCGGCGCAGATCCTGCTCGGCCCGGAGCCGCGCGATGAACCTGTCCTTTTCCTCGACGCTCCGGCCGATAAAGTCGATCTCGGCCTGCGTCTGCTCGATCGAGAACTGCTGGTCACGCGCATAATCGCGGACGAATCTGGACGCTTCCGCGAGCACGCGATTGCGCGCCTGGGCGATAGAAAGCGCCTGCTGCTCGGGCGTGATCGACTGGCCGATCAGCTCGATGCGCGCGCGCTCGGCCTCGAGCGCGGCCTTCCGCGCCGGCGTCGTGGCATTGATCAGCGCGATCTCGATCTCTTGCAGCCGGAGCTTGCGCGCGAAAGGATCGAGAAAGCGCGCGTTCTCGCCGCGGTAGCTTTCGAGCGCTTGCGTCACGCGGCGATAGGCGTCCTCCACGTCGCGCAGATTGCCGACATGTTTTGCCGCAAGCGGGTCTTCGAGCAGGCGGCCGAGAGAGCCGCGGACGGCCTCGAGCTGCCGGATCGTCTCGGTGCCGGGCACGATGTCGCGCACCGCTTCGCCGACCTTGATCGAAAGCTCGCGTGCCTCCGCCTCGATGCGGCCGAGATCGGCCTGCCGGCGTGCCTCGGCGATGTCGGTGCGGAGCTTGTCCGCCTGACGCTGCAGTTCGGCGAGCACCCGCGACGGCGCCCCGCCGCCGCGCGAGAGCGCCGCCATCCGGCGCTCGATCGCGGCAAGCCGTTCCTCGGCCGTGCCGCCGCCCGCCGCGCGATCGACCGCACGGCCGACGGCGTCGAAGGCGCCCGATGCCGCTCGCTTGACCGCGTCCCAGGCGCGGCCGAGCGCGGAAGTCGCCTGCTCGGCGTTGACGAGGCTGCCGCGCATGGCATCGAGCAGGACGCGCTGCGCGGCGGTGCGGTCGTTCTGTTCGACGAGCCGGCGGATATATTGCCGGGTGCGATCGTCGAGGAAGCCCAATTGACCGTTGAGCGTCTCGGCGCCGCGCGCCGGATCGGCGAAGGCCTGCGCAAGCTGCTTGACGGCATCGCCGAGGTCCGCGTTGACGGTTACGGCATAGTTCTTGGCGATCGCGATCAGATCGCCGAACATCTCCTTGCCGATCCTGCCGGTGCGCGCGAAGTCGGCCGCCATCTCGCGCGCGGCCGCGGCCGACACCCTGCCGGCGGCGGCGCCCGCCTCGGCAATCCTGTTGACATCGCCGACCGTCGCACCGGCGATGCGCCCGGCGCCGGCGAGCGCGGTCATGACGTTGCGCTGGCTCTCGAACCAGGCGTTCCAGGCCGAGACCGCGCCGACGGCGATCGCGGCGATCGCGCCGGCGGCGAGCCGCGCCGGCGTGAGCAGCGACGCCAGCGCCTGACCGAGCCCCTTCAGCGTGCCGGTCACGCCGACCGGCCCCATCACCTGCGCGATCTGTGATCCCTGCTGCAGCAGCACCATCATCGGCCGCTGGCCGGATGCAAGGCCGACGATGACATCATTGAGCTGGAACGTCAGGTTCTGCAGTTGGTGCGCCGCCAGGCCCGACTGGCCGCCCACCGCGCCGAGCGCTTTTGCCGTCGCCTCAAAGCGCTGGCGTGCGAGCGCATGCGCCGCGGCCTGCTCCTTGGCGGTGATCGCACCGGCCTTGCAGAGCGCATTGGCTTCGGCGATCTCGGCGTTGAGCTTCTTCTGCGCCACGCCCAGCGGGTCGATCTGCGCGCGCAAGGCCTCGGTCCGGCGTTCGAGGTTTTCCGCCGCCTTGGCGGCGCTCTCGAAGACCACTGCCGATTCGCGCGCCGACTTCGGCGGCTCGGTGCGCACGCCGAGAAGCTGATTGAAGCCGCGCTGCGCCTGCTCGGCGGCGGCCGCCTGTTTCGCGGCCTGCGCAAGGCGCTGCAGGCGCTGCGTCTCGCGGTCGGTCGCGGCGCCCGCCGCGTCCATCGCGGAGGCGATGCCGCGGAAGGCCGCGGTGCCGCTGACCGCCACCTCGTCGAAGGCGCGCTTGATCTCCGCCTTGCCCTCGACATTGAGGCGGATCGAGACCTGGGTTGTGCTCATTCAGTAGTCTTCCTGGCATGGGCGCGCACGACGATCCGCGGGCGCTGCAACAGCGCTAAAGGCGCTTTTATGCGCCGAGCAGCGAAATTATAATTGTGAAAGCCACGGTCACACTGGGGATACTCATGAGCCGAAGCAAAGCGAGTGGATACAGCTTGACCAACAAGGACGCCTCGATCGTCCTAGGCATGGTGGCTCGCGGAGATCGCGACCATGACATTGCTGCTTGGTTCGGGGTGAACCAAGGGCGCATCGCCGAGGTTAAGGATGGCAAATTTGGATCGATCAGCGCTGCGTCGGCTCACGAACTGCCCCCGAAAGGGCCACCGGGCGTAAAGGGTAAGCGATTGCGTGCCGCCGCCGGTCGAGCGTTGGAAATACTATCGAGCGAAGGCAGTCAGGGTATTGCCAAGGCTGTCGAGGTCTTACAGCAGGGATTAGAACGCTACGACGCCAACGAAGCTTGACGTCCATTACTCAGTTTATTTGAACCGGGATAATCAGTTCGCCGCTCCAAACTGCGGCGACAGGGTGGAATCCAAACGAGACGCGGGGCTCCGCCTGCTTTCTTATTCCAAACAAACCATGCGTAGCCGGTGGCAGTCGTGGCCCTTTGATCGAGGCGTCCCTTCACCATAGGCACACGTTCAACAAATTGTGCAAAAATGGTGGGTGGGGACTTTGCAAAAATGTTCTCGTATCTTCCGACGCTTTCGAGAAACACCGTCCGGGCAAGAATGGCGACGCCGACGCGGGCGACACTCAAGGCTCGCAGGACAAAATCCTCCGCCAGGCGAAACGGAGGATTGGTGATTACCCAATCAACCGCGTTAGTTTCGTACGGATATGTCAGGAAGTCTCTGATCTTGCCATAGTTGTAATCAAAGGCATCGTACGACTGCACCTCGCGAAAATACTCTTTGAGCACTCTCGCCATGTGACCGGCCCCACAAGCTGGCTCAAGACAAGTCAACTGGTCGAATTCGCGCGTCCATGGCGTAAGGACATGCTCGAAGAGCGCACGCGTCGCCCATGGTGGTGTCGGAAAATCATCTGGACTGTCAGCGGGCTCACTCCGCTGTGACATCACCGCATGCGAGGTGTTCTGCATGGTGCCCTCCCATGACGGACATCAGGGGTCAGTCATGGTCTAAGATTGGTTAATGGCGTTTACATTGATTTGGCTGAAGATGTCCACGAGGTGAAGGCCGCAGCCTGAAGAAGGAGGCGGTTTGGCCATACGCTCCGTCGAGCCCGCTGACGAGGGGACTTCAACTATCGTCGCCCCCGCCGAAGTGCCATTCGGCGAGGGCGATCAGGCGTTTTTTTCGTCGGCCTGCAAGAGGACCGGCGCGACATAGAGCCGGTCGATCACATCGAACACAGGCCAGCATTCCAGCGCCGCGTCGATCGCCTCGGGGACCGGTTCAAGCGGATTGCCGTCCTGATCGCCGATGCCTTCCCACGCGACGATGCCGGAGCGCGCCAGCGCGCGCGTGAAGGCGAAGCCAGCCCGCGTCTCGGCGTCCTCGCCGCCCTTGCGCAGCACCTCGGCGGCGGCGGCGCGCGCGGCGAGGATCGCCGCGACCGTGGCCGGCCGGAACTGAATGCGCACTCCGGGCAGAACGTCGAGCCAGAACGGCTCACGGTCCATCGAAAGCTTGAGCATCGCAGCCTCAGTAGGTCGCAACATCGTTGACGAGCACGGCGGTCATGGTCTTGTTGAGCGCCGGGTCCTTGGCCGCCTGGAAGGCGAAGGTCGCCTGAATGCCGCCCGGGCCGCTCACGGGGAGCTTCGGGCGCGGCAGATAGACCTCGTGCAGCGTGAAGAGGAGCGAGCGGTCGGCGTCGATCTGCCAGCCGAACGAGAGCTCGCAGGCCGTGCCGTTGACCGCCTGATCGAGCAACGTAGTGTCGGCAAAGCGCACCACGACGTTGCCGTTCGCCGCGACCATGGCCGGCTCCGCATCCTCGATGCGGCCGTCGGGGCGGATCACTTCCACCTTGTCGAGATTGTTGGAATAGGAGAGCTCCGCCGAGACGACGTTGCCGAGCGCAATCCCGTTGCGCTTGATCGCGCCGATGCCTTGCGCAAAGCGCTCGATCGCGGCTTCCGTCGGCGTGCCGGCGCCGGACGATGCGGAGCGCGTCTCGCCCTGCGCGATCAGGCCCAAGGTGGCGTTGAGCAGCCCCGAGCGCTGCATCTGGATGGTCAGCGAGTTCGCCCGCACGCCGAAGTTCATGCCGTAGCTCGGCACGTCGGGCAGCCCGATCTCGATCGCCATCGAGGGGAGCGAGAGCGCGCCCGAGACGAAGGTGTGGGTGTAGGGCCCCGTCCCCGTCGTGGTGGGCGCGCCGAGCAGGAGCTTGAGCCAGTAGCCAAAATTGCGCAGATCGACCGGGACGACCACGTCGCCCTCGTTGTTGGCCACGTCCTTGCTCGGCGGCAGCGGTTCGCGGCCGAAGAAACCGACCCACAAGATCAATCGCCCGATCGGTTGCGCCAACAAGCAGCGCGCCCGCATCCGATGTCACCAAGCCACCGTCAAATGCCGCTTCCACAGCGCGCCCTTCGACCATTCCAAAATCAAACGATTCCGCGCTACACTCTGTCCGCATCGGGGTGCTCCTTGAGCCAGAGAAAAGTCGTTGCGACACAACAACTTTCGCTGATTCGGCGCCCCGATGCGCCATTCAAGCGTGAGATATCCGGGCTAGCCGGCCTGGACATCGTTTATCGCCGCGGCGACGGCCTTCTCGGTGTCGTCAAAGGCGGGCTTGAGAACGGCGCGGAGTTCGTCCGCCCTAAAGCTGAACCGCATGGGCCGTCACGAGGCGATATAACCCGTCCCAACCCGCCGGCCTTCGTTCTGCGGGGGAGAGCGGTGGAAAGTCGCGCGGGTCAAGAATGTCTAATTCCCGGAGAGTCCAGTTCCACTTGCCAAAGTTGCAGAGCGCGCAGCTGATGACGAGATTGGAAAGGTCGGTCCTCCCTCCGTGGCAGTGAGGAACGATATGATCTGCCTGAATCCACATGCATTGGAGCGCCGCATGCTGAAGCTCCAGCTTGTAGGGGTGCCACGGCACAGCGGCTTCATATGGCCTCTTGCCTTTCGCTGCCCCCTTTTTGGCCGGAAAGGCGAGCCACTTCCTGATGGCATCGTGAATCACCGGAATCCCACAGTAACGGCAGTGATAGCCATCTCTTTCGATCAACTGACGCCACTGGTCGGGTGAGGGCTTCGCGAGCGGGTCCCGCTGGTCTTTGGGGACTTCGGTGGTATCCCCGGCTGGGTGCTTGTAGCGGCGGTTGAGGTGTACTGAGTTCCACTCCGGGTTCGTCCAGTTCCAAACGTCTGGATTATTCGCCTCTCGTAGCAAACGTTCGGCCTCATCCATCTGCCCCGCCAAATGCGCATCGGCAAAGAGAGCCAGCAGTTCAGCGGCTTGAAAGATTTGCGGGATCGGCTGTTTGATGGAGCGTCGCGTTGTCATGCACGTCGGCCACCCGCGGATAAGGCCACACCTGCATAGTCAATTACAACAACACGTTGCCGTTGGCAACTTTGCCCTCGATCATCGTACCGAATCAGCAAACCGACGCCCTTGCGCCGCAACTTGTCGCCTCCGGGTAACAGAGCAACCGGCAGTCTGGGCACGAAGAGACGTTCCGCAGGTGCAGACGAGCCCGAGGGCTGTCTCGCGTCGGCGAACCGATAATCTCGAAGACGGCGCCACCGACCTCGACTGTATCACCCGCCGCAGGCGAGGCGACCGCATATCGACGAGCATGGTGGGCAGAACGGCGCGGCTGTCGCCGAAGCCTGCCACCCGATCCGGCGACGCACGGACAACGCGGACAATGACACCATTGCCCGCGCCGCCCGCGCGCCAAAGCGCGTCTTCTGCGACATTGCCGTCGCGGAAGATCGCGTCGATCGCGAAGGCAAATGCGCTCATTCCGCTTAGTTGCTGGTGTGTATGCGGACCGCCAGGCGCGGCCGCTTGTTGACGGGCAGGATGGAAGCCTCGGTCTTGACGTCGATCGCGCTGCCGTCCGGCCGAGCAAGCTGCCTGGCATACATCGGCAAGCCACCGTATTGGCGGTCTCGATCAGATGCGTCGGCGCGCCGTAGGTGACGAACGTCTCGCTCGTGCCAAGCGGGAACGCGATGCCCTCATTGGCCGGGATCAGGGTCTCGGTCGCCCCGGTCGAAAGCGTGACCGTGGCGTTGTATTCCTCGAACACGATGCCGGCGAACGGGAAGCGCCGCCGGGTGTCTTCGCGCAAGGGCTGGGCGCCGGTGGCCGAGAAGTACTTGTAGGCCTCCTCGACCTTGGAATGGCCGATCAGCTTGTCGAAGAAGCCGGGGCTGACCAGCGCGAGCACCCCGGTCATGGTCTCGCCCTTGAGCTCGGTTTCGATGTCGCGCAGCACCTCGCGGCACTTGGCCTGGACCTGGGTTCCTGCGGTCCCGAGCACGAAGTCGACCGATTCCTGAGCGAGCCCGAACTCGTCAAAGTAGTCGTAGAGTTCGACGCCGGCGCCGTCCTTGACAATGCCGCGCAGCGCATTGATCTCCATGTATTCGCGGGTCTGGGCGTGCTTGGCGCGCATGCGGGTGAGCTTGCGCTCCATGACGGTCGCAAGCGGGTCGGCGGCGTCAGCCACGCCAAAGCCCCGGACCCCCTGGATGTCCTGCGGCGTGATCACGTCGTCATGGGGAATCCACGGCACCGTGAACGAGCGCATGGAGCGGGTGTCGCGGTTGGCGACGGTCGCCGGCCCGCCGAGCGGCACGGTCGGCAAGAGGTTCAGCACGCCTTCCGCCTGCTCGATGATCACGCTGCGCTGGGTGATGCCCTCAAACCGGAACAGGCCCATCTCGCCCAACCGGGTGTAGATGTTGGGCAGGATGTTGATGGCTTGGGTCATCTCGGCGAGCGTGTAGCCGCCCGCGTCGAAGGGATTGATCATTGGGGCCATGAAAGGGTCTCCTGGAAATGGTTTGGGCCTGACGGAGGATTCCGTCAGGCCCGTGCACCTGATGAGAGCGTCGAGGGGTCGTAAGCGTCAGGCGGTCTCGCGCGGGACGAGCCCCACAGCAGACAGTTCGACGTGCTTGGCCGTGGTCTTGGTCGCGTCGTCGACCGAAGCGTCGAACACAAGCGCGGCTTTGGACAGGATGACCGGCCCGCGAGCGACGACGAGACCTTGCTTGTCGGCGGCCGTGGCATCGACCGACTCGATCAGGACCGCGACCGCTTCCTCGGCGCCCTCGTCGCCGGTGACCTCGGCAGCGGGAGAGAGGCGATACTTGCCGGACGCGGCGATCTTCCCGAGCACAGCGCCGAGCGCGTAGTTGGTGGCGGCTTTCAGCGTGACGGTCTCGCGATTGTAGTTGCCGTTGAGCTCGTACTTGAGCAGGTCGCCGAGTGTGGGCGCCATGGTCAGCGTGGGCATGTCGGATGCTCCTTGGGTTCTCGATGATCAGGCACGGGCTTCGGCGGCACGGTGCTTCGCGCGCCGCACGATCGGGCTGTCGCCTGCAGTTGGGCTGGTTGGAGCCGCCGCGATCACGCTCGTCGCCTCAGTCCGCGCCGCGAGCGTATCGAGGACGGAACGGCGCAATGCGTCGGCGGACACTCCCTTGGCGACCGCGTCCGCGGCGTCCACGGTGACGCCGAGCCGCGCCGCCTGCGCGGCGACAGCGGCGATTTCGCTAAACTCCGCCCGCAGCTTCTCGGCCGTGCTCTCGCATCGGGCGCAGGTTCCGCGACAGCTGCCGGTGGCGCAAGATCCGGGGAAGCCTCTTCCGGTGCCAGCGCAGGAGCCACCGACTGCTGCGGGTGCTCCCGTTGATCGTCAATCTGTTCGGTCACGGTCGTTGCCATGGACGGGCTCCTCTTGGGTGTCGGGTTGATGGGTATGCGCGCTGTGGATGCGCGATCGAGTTCGGCCGCCATCTCGGCGATGGCGAGGTCGAGCGTTCCGAGATGGTCGGCAAGGCCGGCGCGAATGGCGAGTTCGCCGCGATAGATGGTGGCGTTCGTGCCACGCACCGTCTCAACGGGTAACCCGCGATTGGCGGCGACAAGCGCACAGAACCCGGCATAGAGGCGATCGACGTCCGCCTGGATTGTTGCGCGCGCGCGTTCCGAGAGCGGCTCATGCGCATTGCCGTCGACCTTGCGGTCGCCGGCGAATACGAACGTCCATGCGAATCCTGCCTTGGCGTCCGCGCCGCTCTCGTCGATGTGCACCGCGACAACACCGATCGAGCCGACCTCGCCGGTGCGCGTCATATAGAGCCGATCGGCGGTGCTGGCGATGGCATAGGCTGCCGATAGTGCGCTCTCGTTGGCGACCGCCCAGAGCGGTTTTGTGCTCGCGCTCCTGATGGCCGCAATCTGTTCGACTAAGTCGAACAGCCCGCCAACCTCACCACCGGGTGAGTCAACATCGAGGATGACGCCACGCACGGTCGCGTCGTCCATTGCCGCCGAAATGGCATCGGCGATGCCTCCGTAAGCCTGGAGCCCGCTGGCAGCGTCAAGGTAACCCGAGCGGCTCACCAGGGTGCCGATCACTGAGACCACCGCGATCTTCTCCACCGTGACCGAGGTGAGCGGGGGTGGATCGGCTTCCGGCTCGATCGGCTCGGCTGCACTTCTGCGCAAGCGTGGAGCCAGCACGCCGAGGATCACCTCGAGCTTGGCGCGCGCGATCAAGAGCGGCGTCCCGAACACGCGGGAGGCGATGTGAGGCAGGTTCATTGGTCCAAGACTTGGATTGCGGCCTGGCGAGCCAGTACTTATGTCTTGCGTTAGCTAACGCAGTGCGTTAGCATGGTGCTCGATGATCAAATCGCTTCGGAACGCTGCGGCGGAGGCGGCCTGGGAGCGCCGCTTCGTCAAGAGCATTCCGAACGACATCATCAAAACAGCAAACCGGAAGCTGATGCAGATTCACAATGCCCGAAGCCTCGACGATCTCAGGGCTCCGCCCGGCAACCGGCTGGAACGCCTGGCGGGCGACCGCAAAGGGCAGCACAGCATCCGCATCAACGACCAGTGGCGGATCTGCTTTCGCTGGCGCGACGGCGACGCCTACGACGTCGAAATCGTCGACTACCATTGAGGAGATTTGAACAATGGCGGACTTTCCTCCAGCCCATCCCGGCGAGGTCCTGCGGGAGGACTTCTTGAAGCCGCTTGGTCTCTCCCAATACGCGCTCGCCAAGGCGATCGGCGTTCCGCAGATCCGCATCAGCGAGATTGTCAACGGCAAGCGCGCGATCACGCCGGATACGGCGCTGCGGCTTGCCCGTTACTTCGGGACCAGCGCCGAGTTCTGGATGGGCATGCAGGCGACCTACGATTTGGAACGGGCGCGCGATCGAATGGGCAAAAAGATCAACGCGCGCGTTCAACCGAGGGCCGCATAGCCGCGTTCTGCGCGATAAGCATTTCATGATGCTTGTGATTGATCTGTTTGGTCGGCCACCGGAGAGCCCGCCGCCGAACTGAATGTCAAGCCGAGCGCCTGTTCGCGCTGCTTGTCCGCCGCAATCTCGGCATCCACCTGCTCGGCGTCGTAACCTCGCTCGGCCAGCGCCTGCGTCCGGCACTTGAGGCCCGCTTCGATCTGTTCGATTTCAGCGCGCGCGTCCTTGAGCGGATCAGTCCAATCCCACTTCGGTGGCAGCCAGCCTCGCGCCGGCGCTGGTCGTAGTTCGGCAGATCGATCGCACCGGCAAGCACTGCGGTATCCATCCAACGCGCCCATACCTGCCAGCAGAGCTGCCAGACGATCACGGCGTGCTGGTAGGCTTCAGTGCGGCGGCGGAACTCAAGCAACGCAAGCCGTGAGTTCGAGTAGTTGGCCTTGAGCATATCGTTCGACAGATACGCATAAGGCACACCGAGCGCAGCCGAGACCTGCGGCAGTGTCCGATACTGGAACGGCTCGTAGGTCTGGCCTGAATCCGCAGGGGCAGAAGTCTGCACCTCCTCGCCGGGCTCCAGCATCGTGATCTGGCCCGGTTGCAGGTCGATGGTGCGCTCGTCGTTCTCGTCCCGACCCTCCGCGGCATCGAGCGGCTCTGCCGGCGCCGGCGTCGTGATGAACAGCGCGTGCATCGCCGCGACCTTCTTCCGATCGAGCTCGGCGTCGTCGTACTGGTCGAGCAGGAACAGCGTCACAATACCGGCGGCGAACCGGGAGACGCCACGCAGCTGCCCGGCATCGACCGGGTCAATCACATGCACGATCTCGGACGCGGGCACGCGCACGATATCGCCGGCGAGGCCGGGATCGGTCACATCGCCCGGATGCCGGCGCAGGAAGTGGTAGGCCACGCGTCGGCCGATCGCGTCGAATTCAATGCCCTGCCGAATGACGTTGCCGTTCTGCGCAACCTCGTTGCGGTTGATCGGCAGCATCTCAGACGGGAGCATCTGCAGCTGCAGCGGGACCGTGAGGCCGTCCTGCGGCCGGCGTGGCCGGAACCGAAAGAACACCTCGCCCGCGATGAACACCTCTCGCGCGGCACGACGCTGCAGTCCATAGAAATCTGTGAAACCCTCCGCATCGGCTTCATCGGTCCAGCTGAGCCAGAGCTCCTGGATCGCTGCTTTCAAGGCAGCGTCCTTGATCAGCGACGAGGGCTTAATGCCCGCGCCGACCACGTTGCCGGCCCAGCTCTCGACCGCGTTCGCGGCATAGCCGTTGTTGCGGACAAGCCAGCGGGCGCGTGCCGTGATGTCGGGGCCGGCCGCCGCGATCAGGGTATTGAGATGCGCGCGACTGGGCTGGAAGCCTTTGAGCCTGCGGTTCGCCAGCCCGGCCTCAAACCCGCCGATGAATGCGCCGACGCGGCGCCGGAATGCTATCAGCGAGGCAATCACTCAGAGCCCCTTCGAAGCCGATGTGAGGATTCGGCGCTTTCGGCCGCCCGCCTGGGCCGCGGCGATCCGGCGCTCCAGATCCGTGATGGCGGCTGCCATTTCGGCATCAGAGGCGTAAGTCACGCGCCGGCCGTCGATCTCGACGGTGCGCACACCGCGGAACCGCGCGGCGAGCAACGCATCGCGCTGCGCCATCATTTCGTCGAGCGTCATGGGTTCAGCTCAGATAGCTCGACCGGAACACGCGGCGTCCGCGGCGCTCGGGCTGACGGCGGATGACGCCTGCAACGATATCGGCGGTTGCCTCGGCTTCGACCTGATAATCGTCGGTCTCGTCAGCGAGACCGACTTGTTGCTCCAGGTCTCGCCACTTCGCCTCGCTCCAGCGATCGGCCCCGGCGATCCAGGCCGCCGCGCGAGCGTACACTCGGCAATCGAGCGCTTCGTTACGCTCGCGCAGTTGCCGCCATTCGAGTTTCGTGAACCCGCGATGGCTGCGGACCGTGACAAGTTGCTCGGCAGTAAGCTGCTTGACCCACTCCGCCGTCGTGCCGAGCGGCAGATGAATGAACCCGTCCGGAAACCGTCCGCCAGCTACGATCTCCTCGTCAGTCGGCCGGTCAAGCCGAAGAAAGCGATAGGTCTCCGACTTGAAGACCGCAACCGATACCTTCCAGACAGAGGCGCCCCGGCGCAGCCGCTTGCCGGCTTCGTTCACGTCGACCGCCTTCGGACCGTCAATGGGTGTCGTGCGATCGAACCCGTCGACACCTTTCACTGCCAGCGCCTGGCCGGGACCTGCCTTGCGGACCCAGCCGTAGACGGCAGCCGTGGTGCGGCCGTCGCCGGAATCGACGGCGAGCCGTGCGAGACGCATCCGCGCACCGCGCTCGTGCGGCCAGGTCGCATCGAGCAACCTGGTGAGGCGATCCCAGACCTCCGAACGCGACGTGTCACCGTCGAGAACGACGTGCTCGACCAACCAGCTTTCGAGCCGCCGTCCCCAGGCCCAAACATCGACTTCTATGCGGTCGTGTTGCACATCGGCACCGCCCGTCAGAAACAACCCGGCCGATGGCACCGTCCCGATTCTCCAGTCCTCGCGCCGGTCGTAGAGGCGCTGCCAGTCCGGCGCCTCGCCGGTCTCGATCCACGTCTCGCCGAGCACGCTGTTCTTGAAGCTGCGCTTGGCTTCGTCGGTGGTCGCGGCTTCCCACAGGCGGGCGATGTTCGCCCAGGAGAGCCACCCGACCGGAGAATAGAGCGCCGAGATGTGGAACCCGATCGTCCCGGGGTCCTGCGGCTCCGCAGTCGGCCGCCACGCACCGGCCGCGAGCATCGCCGTCTTTTGGTGCTCCTCGATCCGACCATCACATGACTCGCACGCGTAATGCGCCGTCTCAGGCTTGCCCTTCTCCCAGTGTAGCCGCTCGAACTTGAGCCACTGCATGGCCCCGCAGTGTGGGCAGGGCACGAAGTAGCGCCGCTGATCGGATGCCTCGTACTCGCGCTCGATCCGCGACAGTCCGTGGATGGTTGGCGTCGAGCCGAGCAAGACCTTGGAGCGCCACGAGAATGTGCGCGTGCGAGCTTCCGCGAGCGCAACAGGGTCTCCTTCCTCGTCGGCCGAGGGTGGATAGGCGTCGACTTCGTCGAGGAACAGGTAGCGGGCCGGCATTGAGCGCAGGCCCACCGCGCTGTTCGCGCCGGTGATGACGAGGAGCCCTGCGGGAAACTCCTTCGACAGCACCGTGTTGCCGGCGTCGCGTGAGCGAGCCGGCTTGACGCGCTCGCGCAGCGCCGGACTCTCGTTCACCAGCGGATCGATGCGCTGGCGCGAGAAGCGCTTGGCGAGCTCGACGGTTGGCTGCACTGCGAGCATCGGTCCCGGCGCATGATGGATGACGTAGCCGATCCAGTTGTTGCCGCCCTCGGTGAAGCCAACCTGGGCTGACTTCATCACCACGATGCGGCGCGCCGGATGCGTCGGCGACAGCGCATCGATGATCGCGCGCATGTAGGGCGTGCGATCGGTGCGGTAGCGGCCGGGCTCGGCGGACGCGCGAGGGCTTAACACCCGATGGCGGTCGGCCCATTCCGAGACCGTCAGCGCCGGGTCGGGGGTCAGTCCGTCGCGCCAGCATTGCCGCAGCTCATCCGCGCCATCGAAGGCGAAGAGATCATCCAAGGGTCTTCATCGAAAATCGGGCCGCACCTCGGCAAGCTCGGCCAGGTGCGCACGGACGTGCGTTTCGAGTATTGTCTGCATCGGATGCGCCTCTACGCCGAGGTCGGCTGCAATCAAGGCCGCAACCCGTGCCGGCCAGTTGAGCCAGGAATCCCGTTCCTCGCGCGCCAGGCGGAACACCAGCGCACTCGCCCGTGCGCGGTCGACCAGCTCGCCACGGCGCTCCTGCAGTTTCAGGCGCGCAAGATGTGCCTTGGCGATCTCGTGCGCGGTCCGTGCCTGCACGAAGGTCACATTGCCGCCGGCGGGCAGACCCTGCTCCTTCAGCGTCTCGCGCACCGAGCCGAGCGCGGCTTCCGGCACCGGCTTGAGCCGCGCGGGATTGCCACCTTGTTGGCGCTGTTTGCTCGGGTCGGTCGTGGCGGCGCGTCGAATGTCAGAGGCGCGGGCATCGATCGAACCGTCGGGGAACAGCACCAGCCGTCCCGCCGCGCGCGCCTTCTGCACCGCGCCGCGCGAGATCCCGGCATGCGCCGCATATTGCCGCTCACTCATTCCCTGCATGGCAATTGCCGGCAACCCATGCCCGATCAAGCGCAAAGCCGCCGGCCCTGGGGGACGGCGGCTTGCCTCAACAGAGGTAAAGGGATGCGGTGCCTCGTTAGGTTATCCGATAGACCCGTCCGCGACCATCCTGCCTTTCCGAGATCACGTTGAGGCCGAGCTTCTTCTTCAGCGCGCCGGCAATCGCTCCGCGCACCGTGTGCGCCTGCCAGTCGAAGGCTTTCACGATCTCCTCGATGGTTGCGCCCTCGCGGCGCTTGAGCATCTCGATCAGCTTGGCTTGCTTGCTGTCGGCGCGCGTGCGGTTAGCCTCGGGCTCACTCTGGTCGCGGGCGTCGTGAGCGCGGTCAGCTTCAGCCTGAACCTCTTCGCTGTTGCCCGCATCGTCGGCGGACATCTCGGTCGGATCAATGCCGAGCGCCTTGAAGGCAGCAGGCGTTGCGCGCAGCGTGAGCCGCCCGCGCTTCTTGTCCTCGCGCCAGACCGTATCCTCGCGCTTGGCCGGGACCTCCTTGATCAATTCCTGCTTGAGCAGCGCGCCCAGCACCTTGGCGGCGGCGCCGCCAGGAAGCTTGGCAGTGAGCGGATAGACTGAGCGGTCGGCCCGCTGGCAGGCGGCGGTGAGAACGACGAGTTGAGAATCGGAGAGTGCCATGATGAGGCTCCTTGCGTAGACAGGCCCGCGACCGTCGCGGGCCTTCTACTGCCCCGAGCCCCGGTCACGCCGCGCGACGCGGGGCTGAGACGGGAAGCAACGCAGAGGATCAGGCACTCTTCGCTTCGCGAACCGCCTGCTCGAACCACTTGCGCCAGCGCCGATCGGCAAGCCGCGTCATGATGTGGTTTTCGATCGCCTCCCGGCTCACCGGCCCGCCGGGGATGAAGCTCAAATCGTCGGCGAGATGCCGCCCGAAGCGGGCGTCCAACAGATCGCGCACTTGCTCGGGCTTCAGATCGAAAGCCGTGGCCAGCGCATCGCTTGCTGCCTCCCAGGCCATAGCCTGGTCATAGCCGTTGTGACCGCAGGTGCCCCAGAAGCCCCAGGTCTCGTTTGCCGTCGGAAGGATTGTCTTTGTCATCGCCATCTCCATCGTGATGGCGTCATACAGGCGCTGCTCGGCAAGCGAGCCAAGCGATTAAGCGGCAATGGAATTGCTATAATCGGCGCCTTCCGATTGTTTGATGATCGGAATGGTGCGACGGCGCGGATTGTTCGTGGTTGATGCGCCAAGCCTCGAACAAGCGGCGCAGTGTGTACGAGCGCAGCACGGACACGCCGGTGAACGCTGCCCCGATGGCCAGGTGCTCCGGAATCCTCGCCCTGATCCCGAACAGCGGGAACACAATCATTTGCGTCGCAAGTGCCAGCATGTAACCGCCCGCGATGTTGGCGATCGATTCGACGAGCGACATGCGGCGGCTTTGCTTCATGCCGCTGCTCGCCCCGATTTGAGCTCTTCGAAACAAATGCCGTCAGCCTCGCGGACAGCCTTGCCGCCAGTAAAATGCTGCCACCGTTCCACGATCACGTCGCAATAGCGTGGGTCGATCTCCAACGCGAGACAGACACGGCCAGTGCTCTCCGCTGCAATCAGAGTGGTACCGCTGCCGGCAAACGGCTCGTAGACCAGATCGCCAGCCTTGCTGTTGTTGAGGATCGGCCGGCGCATGCACTCGATCGGCTTCTGCGTCCCGTGTTCGGTGGCCTCGTCGTTCTCGCCGGTGGCGATGGTCCAGAGTGTCGTTTGGTCGCGGGCGCCCTGCCAATGGCCGGTTGCACCCTTGCGCACCGCATAGAAACACGGCTCGTGCTGCCAGTGGTAATCGCCGCGGGAAAGCACCAGGCGAGGCTTGGCCCATACGATCTGTGCCCTGATCAAGAAACTGCAGACGTCGAGACTCTCCGCCACGGTGCGCGCATAGATCCCCGAATGCCAGACGTAAGCGACCTCGCCGGGGAACAGACTCCACGCCTCGCGCCAATCGGCGCGGTCGTCGTTGTTGACCTTGCCGGTGCGCGCCGTCGAAGAGACGCCGGACTCGTTGCGCCAATTCGGGTCGTATTCGACCCCATAGGGCGGGTCCGTCACCATCAGGTGCGGACTGGTGCCGTCCAGCAGCCGCTCGACATCGGTCGCAGCCGTCGCGTCGCCACAGAGGAGGCGATGCGGCCCGAGCAGCCAGAGGTCGCCGGGCCGGGTGATCGCCTCGGCGGGCGGCTCCGGAACGTCGTCCTCGCCCTCGGCTGCTTCGCCCGCATCAAATCCATCGAGCAAGCGATCGAGCTCGTCCTCAGCGAAGCCGAGCAGCTCGAGGTTGACCCCATCTTCCCTGAGTCGATCGAGCTCGGCCGCCAGTAGCGCATCATCCCAGCCGGCATTGAGTGCGATCCGGTTGTCGGCAAGCCGGAACGCGCGCGCCTGCGCGTCAGTCAGATGGCCGAGCCGAATGACCGGGAGCTGCTGCAGGCCGAGCCGCTTGGCTGCGAGAATTCGACCGTGACCGGCGATCAGCACGCCGCGGTCGTCGACGAGGCACGGAACGTTGAATCCGAACTCCGCAATCGAGCCGGCGATCTGCCCGATCTGCTCGTCGGGATGGGTCCTGGCGTTCGCCGCATAGGGCAGCAGCCGATCGATCGGCCAGAGCTCGACCTGCAGCGCCTCAGTCATCGGCAGGAATTGCGACCCCGCGCGCTCGCGCAACCGCTTCGAAGCTTTGGCTTTGGCCTTCGCCATCGAGTTTCACTGGCTGATCGGGAAAGAGCTTGCGCCACCGGCGCAGCGCGACGTCGACGTATTCGGGCGCGAGCTCGATTGCCCGCGTCCGGCGGCCACATCGCTCCGCCGCAATGATGCTGGTGCCCGATCCCGCAAAGGGTTCATAGATGACGTCACGTTCGTTGCTATAGGCGTGCATCACGAACTCGGGCAGCGCCACCGGGAAGACCGCTGGATGTTCGGTTTCGATACCGCGTGCTTTGTGCCGCGTGATGCGGATCACATTGTCGGGGATGCGCGTGTCCTGGACGCCCTGGCCGGCGTGCGTCCATTCGCCGACGTGGCCATCCTTGTGGCGGATGCCGCCATGCGTGTCTTGACATGGCCAGCCCACTTGCAGGGCACGATCTTGTTGGGCTTGCGCGCCTTGCGATTGAAGTGAAATAGGAACTCGAAGGCCGGCGCCAGCCGGCCGTTCCAGTCGCCCGGTAATCCGGGCCCCTGGTCCCAGACGTAGAGCCCGAAGCGGCGCCAGCCCTGCTCGCGCATCCAGCCGAGCCAGTCCTGCCAGTACGGCTGCCATTCGTTGTCGCGGTGGACCAGCCCGAGATTGACCAGGACTTGGGTTGAGTCCGCGACTGGCAATGCCGCGAAAACGCCCTGCATGAGCGCGTCCCAGTCGCCGACGCCACCGGTCGTGTAGTCGCGCTGGTTGCCGTAAGGCGGCGATGTGAAGACGAGCGTCGCGCGCTCGCCATTCATGACGCGCGCCACCACCGAGGAATCGGTGCTGTCGCCGCACAGCAGCCGATGGTCTCCGATCAGCCAGAGATCGCCGACGCGACTGACCGGCTCGCGCGACGGTACGGGCATGTCGTCGGCGGCGTCCGCGCCGTCACCATCGGCGGTCTCGGTTTCGTCACCGAGCGGCGCCATCAAGGCGTCGAGCTCTGTTTCCGAGAAGCCAGTGAGCGCGAGGTCGAAGCCCTCACCGTTCAGTGCATGCAGTTCGGATGCCAGCAGTTCCTCGTCCCAGCCGGCATTCAGCGCGAGCTTGTTGTCGGCGATGACGTAGGCGCGCCGCTGCGCCTCAGTCAGATGATCGAGGACGACAACCGGAACGGTCTCAAGCCCGAGCTTCCTTGCCGCTTCGAGCCGGCCGTGACCCGCGATCACCTCGCCCTCGCGCGAGACCAGGACCGGGTTGGTCCATCCGAACTCGACCATGCTCGCAGCGATCTGCGCCACCTGCCCATCGGAGTGCGTGCGCGGGTTGCGTGGATAGGCGACGAGCCGGTCGAGTGGCCACTGCTCGATTCGTTCCGGCGCAAAGCGCACTGTCATCGTTGTCGTTGGCGTGCTCGTGACCGACCGCGCGGGCGGGACCAGCGTGGTGGTGGCGCGTGGAGACCAGGTGGATTCTTGACTGGCTTCTGGAAGCCAAGCGATCGGCCAGTCCCCGCGTGAAGAAAGTCTCGTGAAGTCCGATAGTTATGGCGCCCCGGCCACCATGCGCTGGATTCCGGGCTGGACTCCGGAAGCCACTTGGAAGCCACCAATGTCAGGCGAAAAAGCTGCAAGCTCTCAAAGCGTTAGGCCACGTTCCCGGTGGCTTCCCTCACGGTGGCTTGCCAAAATTTTTGCCTGTCAGTGCCAAAATTCCGGGCCATTGCCCCCCGCATACGTTCGGCGCCAGGAAGGAACCGAGAGATCAACGGTTTAATGGCCGATGGCGGGCCTTCTGATCCCAGGCTGGGACCACATGGGTCTTGGTCCCAAGATGGGACTATGCTAGAGATTTGCGATGCGAGTCATCGCGCTCAGCACGCTGAAGGTGTTCCTGGAGAGCAGTCGCAGTTATGCCGACGCGCGTGAACCGATGATGGCTTGGTATCGGCAGGTGCGCGCAGCCGATTGGGCAACGCCGGACGACGTGAAACGGGACATTGGCACGGCGAGCATCCTCAAAGACGGGCGAGCCGTGTTCAACATTGCCGGCAACAAATATCGGGTGGTCGTGTGGATCAACTACCCGTATCGCGTCGTCTACATCCGCTTCGTCGGGACGCATCGCCAGTACGACAAGATCGACGCGCAGACGATTTGAGGAGCAAGTACGATGGACGTCACACCGATCAAGACCAAGCGCGACTATCACCGTGCGCTCAAGGAGATCGAGGGTCTGATGCATGCGAAGCGGGGGACGCCCGAGGGCGACCGGCTCGACGTGCTGGTCGCCCTGGTCGAAGCCTGGGAGGCCAAGCATTATCCGATCGACCTGCCCGACCCGGTTGAGGCGATCAAGTATCACATGGAGCAGAAGGGCCTCGAGCCGCGTGATCTCGTGCGCTATATCGGCAGCCGCAACCGCGTCTATGAAGTGCTCAATCGCAAGCGGCCACTGACCCTTCGCATGGTGTGGCGACTGCACAAGGGGCTCGGTATTCCGGCCGAGTCGCTGATCAAGATGCCCGAAGAACAGGCCGCCTGACGGCCAAGAATTGCATCGTTGTTATAAAACGGCTGTACTCCCGGCTAACTGCAGCCGTTTTATAACCGTCGCTCCCTGCCAGCAGTCGATGGCATCTGACTGTAGTTTCCGCGTTGCTCCGGGAATTATCTGATCCCTCGCAGCGGCGTCGGCGCTTCGGGCGGAATGCCGTATTTCCGGCGTTCCCAATGGTCCATAAGCCCCACGATGTCGGACTGCCGCACGCCCCAGGCGCCGAGCTTGCGAATGGTTGATTCGATGAATGCTTCCGCGACCGGTAAGGACAGGTCAAACCATTCGCACCTGATGTTTTCGAACGCGAATTGATCCTTGAAGGCGCTCTCGATCCTCTCCGTTACCGGCTTACCCGGCATCCACCAGAACCGATACAGTTGCAACTGTGCAAAGTGTGCTACCTGAAGGGCTGCGAGCCGTTGCAAGGGATCCTCAGCGATGCCGACCTTGACCGGATTACCGGTCTCGGTGGTGATCAGGTAAATGCTGTGAAAGCCATTTTTCCTGATGAAGCGTTTGAAGCTGTGTGGACACCTCAACACGATTTCTCCCAAAAACAATCGCGCCCGCGCAGGTCGTCTGCGCGGGCGCACAAATCCAATCTTGATGAACTTCTGCCATTTTCAGGGTGCATCCGTCTCGCCTGGAAATGTCTCACCAAAAAATGTCTCACGCTGCACGATTAACTTGACAGCGATCGCACACGTTCAACGACGAATCGCCGAGAGCGTCTCGTTGGGACAGCGCGTCCATTCAAGCGCCACGCGATTAGACTCACCACATACTGCCAGCGCCGATGCGCCGTGGCGCGGCTGATGCCGAATCTCCAGCAGATCATCTTCCATGGCGTGCGCTCAGCACGCGCCCAGGCGAGCTTGGCGTCTTCGGCTTCCAGCCAGCGCAGCCAGCCGAGTGTCTCTTCCATGCGGCTGATCGCATCGGGAGATGGAGGAGGCCGCTTGAGGGGCCGCGGTTCCTGTCCAACCAAATCGCTGAACTCGGCGAGCATCTTCGGCCACAGCGAGTAGTAGCCTTGCACGCGCACTTCCGGCAGACGCTTCATCACGTCGGCCGCTTCGTGCAGGCGCGCTTCGACACAGGCCGGCGTCCAATCAGCCATGGCACGCCTCCTCGGTTGCCGAGCGCGTCCCGTAAAGCTTTCTCCCGAGCTGCCGGATCAATTCACGCTCAGGCCAGGTGAGACGCTGGTCGTCCTCGCTGACCACCAGGATACCGTGCTCGTGCCAGCCCTCGCGCTTGACTTCTTCGGGCGGACGCCGGTGGCGCCGTAGCCCTTGGGCATCCACCTCATGGCTGCACCTCACGAGCGATGAGGTCGGCAAGCGCACCAATGACGGAGGCGGGCGTTTTGCCGTCGCCGAGCCGTCCCATGCTCGCGGCCAGCGCCGGGGGGTCGACGCCGTGCTGCAGAAGGAGCGAGAGCGCGATGCAGGCATCGTCGAGGATGCCGTCCATGGCGGAGCCGATCTTGGCGCCGTGCGTGAACACCTCGCCGATGCGGCCGGTGTTCGGGTCGAAGCCGAACGTCACCGCATAGGACCGGCAGTCGTGCACGAACGTGGTCGTGACGCTGGGCCTGCGATCGGGAAGGCGCTGCCGGCTCACGGCGCGCCTCCGTGGAGCGATCCGGCCTCGGAGGTGCGCGGCATCACGGCACCCCCTTCAGCCAATCGGGCGATTCACTCAGCGGGGAACGTGGGGAACGTGCATTTTGACGTTCCCCGCCACGTTCCCCGTCGTAAGCATCTGAACCACCACCATTTTGGGAACGTGACGAACGTAGGGAACGTGTTTGCTCTTCTTTATTATTGTGTACGCGCGCGCACGCGCGGAGGTCGGAAAAACGTTCCCCAGGTTCCCCACGTTCCCCGACGCCTTCGACATCAATGGGATAGGCCGGGGAACGTGGCGGGGAACGTTGCTCCGAAGTGGCCTGACGTTCCCCTTTTTCTGCCTCGCACGGGTCCGGAAAACGTTCCCCACGTTCCCCATGTTCCCCTTCGAGCGTGAGCTGCCAGCGGCGCGCCTGATGGGAAACCCCAATCGCCCGGATGCGCGCCTTCAGTCCGGCGATGTCGAACACCCGATCGCGCATGCGCGCGAGCGCCTTCCCCAGGCGCGTGCGCTGGGACCGGTCGCCGCCGGTGCCGAGCGGAAGCGGCGGTTCGCAGTTGACGGCGAGCTCGTAGAGCCCGCTGGTACCGACCTCGGCGGTGCCGAAGCGATCCCACCATTGCCCGACGAACACGCGCCAGACCGCGCCCTCGCCGTCGGAGGCTTCGAGCATCTCGTCGATGTTGCCGAGGAAGCCTGGAACGCCGATCGCCTCGAGCAGGCCACCCATGACGGCGGCCCAAGCTTCGAAGCTGCCAATGTGCTTAGCCCCGCGCGGCATGCCGGCTGCGATCCAGCCGCGGCAGAGCGACAGGCAGGCGGCCACGAGGTCTGCCCGGTTGGCATGAACCCAGCCGATGAGATCGGGATGGCGGAAGCCGTTGCGGCGCCAGGGTTGGTCGACGCGAGCATCGAGCCGGATGCGCACCAGGCGGCGCGCCATTTCGCCGGAGAACTCAGCATTGTTGCCGGTGGCGATCCAAATGCAGCGAATTGGCAGTCGTGTGGTTTCCGAGACGCCGAGGATGCGGTCTTCCCAGAACGGCGCGGTGATTGCGGCCGCAAGCGCCGAGGAGTCGAGCGGACGGCGCAGATTGTCGATCAGCACGACGGAGGGGATCTGGCGCAGCTTGGCGGTCAGGCGCTTGCGCCATTCCTCATCATCGCTGCCCTCGACCATGACGCTCGCGCGGCAGCCGGTTGCGATCACCGATATTGCGTCCACCATCAAGGTCGCGCCGGTGCCCTGGGTCGGCTTCTCGACCAGATGCAGCGGGGTCGGCCCGTCGATCATGGCACGCACGAAGCCGACAAGCAGCAGCGACAGCGCGTGCGCGCGTTCAGCCTCGCCGGTGAACGGAAACTCTCCCAGGAGATCGTCGAGCAGCAATGACCGCGCTGCAGTGATATCCGCCGGCGTCGGCTGCGCGGCTACGGGCGGCAGCACGAAGTCCTTTGGCGGGTCGTAGAGCAGACGCGCCGCCGGATGGTAGCCGGGCTCGGTGATGAGCTCGCCGTCGCGGCCGAACACCGGCGTGGTGACGATGCCGGCGAGCACCGGCAGCGCCGGATCGGGCGTGGCGAGGATCGACTTGATTACCGCCATGGGTGGATGGGCCGGAATAAGCTCGCCGTTGCGATTGATCTTCCGCCAATCGACGAGCTGGGCGAGCACCGGCCGCAAGCGATCCTCGGTGAGCGGCTTCGCCATTGGCAAACCGTCGTCGTCGCGCACCACCCAGGTCGGGCATCCGGCGGCACGAAATAGCCAGGGTGGATTGTTGGCGGCGAGCAGGATTTGCCAGGCCTGCGAGACCGCAGCGGCGAGATCGCCGTTGTCCGCGCGCAGTTGCGGTCGCGCGCCGTCGGACAGCGAGAGGCCAATTGGCCTGTGGGTGCCGCCGTCGACGACGAGAGCCATGCTTTCTGTGGTGCCCTGGCCGTTCCACTCGACCGCCGACTCAACGACCCTGCGCACGGCATCGGCGCCCTCGCGCATCAGCAGGTCGTTGAAGTCATCGCCCTCCTTGGGCGGCATGGCGATGAAGACGCGGCGGCCCTCGGCGTGCAGTCGGGCGGCGGCGGTCGCGGCAGCGCGCGCGCCCGCGCTGGAAGGATCGTGGTCAGCCAGAAGCACGACCTTCCGCGCATCGGCAGGCAGAACGACCTGCTCCAGGTTGGAGGTCGAGAGCGTGGCCCAGACCGGCAGGCGTGCGCAGGCCGCCATCACCGAGAGCGCAGTCTCGATGCCCTCGGCGAGACCGATGACATGGTCCTCGGTCAGGTTGGCAAGACGCACGGCGCCGCCGGCAATCGAGGCCAACATTTTGCGCGGGTTATTGACCGGCGCCTTGGCACTGCCGTCGTCGGCGAGATAGGTGCGGTGAAGCGCGATGCGATTGCTGCTGCCGTCCCGCACCACCGCGACCAGGCCCGGGAAGCCACGCCGGCTCTCCCAATGCGTCAGGTCCGGGTGGAACAATAGGTCCGTGCAATCCGGAACTGGCAGCCGGCGCGACGTGAGATAGCGTTCGCCCAACGTGCCTGCGAGCGGCACCGCCTTCGAGAGGATATGGTCGATCTCACGGGCCTGGTCGGCCTGCTTGGACGAGGGCTTGGTGGCGCCCCGCTTCGGCTGCGGGCCTATCGTTGTCAGTTCGGCCGCGTAGCTGATCAGCTCGCGACCGGTGCGATGGATGGCGTGCTCCAGCGTGTTGATGGGTCCGCCGCCCTCGCCGCCATCAAAATCGATCCAGTCGCCGGCGTGCTCGCCGGTGAGCGCAATCACGCAGGAGCCGTTCTTGCGCGGCGCATCGCCTCGGATATTGGCAAGCCGCCATTCATCGCCGACCCGCCGGCCGTTCGGGAAATGCCGTGGCACCCAATGCTCGGCGGTCTCGCGCAGCCGCGCGACGATGGCATCGAGATCAAACCGCTCGGCCGGTCGTGGAGGTTCGGCGTCGTTGAGGTCGAGCATCGGCGCCTCAATCGAGCAGCACAAGACCGCGCTCGGCGCGGGTGATGGCGGTGTAGAGCCAGCGGGCGCGATCCTCGGCGGTGCGGCCGAGGCCGTCGTCGTAGACGATGATGTTCTCCCATTGCGAGCCCTGCGCCTTGTGGCAGGTGATGGCCCAGCCCCAGACCGCTTCGATGATGGTCTTTTTCTTCCAGTGGTCGCGGCGCTCGCGCTCTGGATCGGGCGTCACATGATCGTCGAAATATCCTTTGTAGACGCGGAAGCGCTCGCGCGCGCCGTTCGTGCCGCCGATCTTCTGTCCGTCCTCGGTGGTGACGACCGCGGTGAAGGAGATTTCGTCCTCGTCCTTGACCTCGGTCAGGTCGAGGAACATGCCGTTGACGAGGCCGAGGTCGTTGCGGTTCTTGAGGCAGATGATTTTCTCGCCCTGGCCGGTGGGATAAACCCCATTGAAGCCGGACGCGCGCTTCATGGCGAGGTTGAGCTGCAGGCGCGTGGCGTTGCGGCCACAGATGACTTGGCCGCCGCGCAGCATCTGCTCGGGCGCCACGTCAAGCCGGCGCATCTTCCAGACGAATTCGTCGTGCGCGCCGTAGGGGATGGATTTGCTTTCGCGCGCCAGCGTGGCCAAACGAATGATGGCGCTCTCGCCGGCCTGGCGGTGAATCTCAGTGAGCATCACGTCGGGCTGACATTGCGTGAACGCGCCTTCGCCCCTGACCGGCGGCAGCTGGCCGGGATCGCCCAGCACCAGGATCGGCTTGCCGAAGGCAAGGAGATCGCGCGCCATGTCGTCGCCCACCATCGACACCTCGTCGAGCACGAGCAGCTTGGCTTCGCGCAACATGGATTGCTCGTTCAGGACAAAGCGCGGCTTGTGGATGTCGGACAGCCGCAGTTCGAGCGAGCGAAGCTGCGACTCCGCGAACAGGCGTTCGGCCGCACCCATGGATGCGATCTTCGCCTTGAGATCGGCAATCTCCTCCTTGACCTTCTCGATCTCGGCGGGCGTCGCCTCGGAGACCCGGTAGATCAGGGAGTGGATGGTCGAGGCCGGCGTGCCCTTGCGGGTCATCACCAGTGCCGCCTTGCCGGTGAAGGCCGCGTAGAGCACGCCGTCGCTTGCGCCGGTTTCGAGACCAAGCTCGGCAATGGCGTGCCGGGTGATGGTGGTCTTGCCGGTGCCGGCATAGCCGAACACCCGGAACACCTGCTGTACCGTGGTGCGGTTCGTAAACCAGTCCTTGATGGCCGCAATTGCTTTGGCCTGGAGCGGCGATGGCGAAAAGCTCATGGTTCACTCCTCCCAGCAGCGCCGCGCGTAGGGACAGGAGCGGCAGAGGTAATAGTCCGAGGCCGCAGCGATGCGGGGCGGCAGTTCGCCGGCTTCGACGGCGCGCAGAATCTCGACGGCTTTGTCGGAGAGCGCCTGCGCTTCAGCGGGATCGAGGGCGACCACCTCGTGGTGGAGCGCCTGGCTGTCCTTGTTCAGCGTGCTGAATAGCGTGACGCCGATCTCCATGTAGGCCATGTAGATCTGGACCTGCGCGAAATAGAGCGGCTTTGCGGCGCGAAGGCCGCGCTTGACGACGTCATTCCAGGACTTGGCGTTGAGCGCCTTGTGCTCCCACAGCGCCGGCCAGGCGATGCCGACATTAGGGCCGGCGACGATCACGCCATCAATGTGGCCGCGCAGCCGCCCGCCGGCCGCCTCAAAGCCGAACTGGCTGCCATCGCGGCGCTGCGTTCTCAGATCAAACCCAGCAGCGCGCAGCCATTCGATCGACAACGCCTCGAACCGATGGCCGGCTTCGAACACCCGCGGCATGGCGCCGTCGAGGTCGTGACCATCATCTGGCGGCGTGTGGATGATTTCGTAGGCGAGCCGGCGGCAGCAAGGCTCTCCCAGCCTCGACGCACCGAGGTAATCGCGTTCCGGCTGCTCGCGCCGTGCCGTCAACAGAGCGGCATCGATCAGTGTGTTGACGCGCTGCGCAACGGACACCTCGCGCGCGCCGATGCCGTACACAAATCCGGAGCCGTGGTTGAGATCGACGACATCCATGGCCGGCCTCAAAATGGGATGTCGTCGTTGAGCGTTTCGCGGTGCATCGCGGCCTGGAAGCCGTCGACACAAGCCTCGATAATGCGATCGATCTCTTCGGCCGATCGGTCATGGAACGGCGCCATCAATCCGAGCTCGGTCAGCACCTCTGCAAGATTGCGCCGTGCCGCCTTGATTGCCTGTATCTCCAGCTCGGTCTTGTCGATCATGCCGTGGTTCCTCTTGGCGATGGCGGCGCCGGCGTTGAGGCAGCGGAGCGAGCAGAAGGCGAAGGTCGGGTATCGCTCCGGGCGCAGTTGGTGCGTGTAGTAGAATCCGCGCGCCTCTCGACCGCAGAGCGCACAGGCTCTCAGCCCATGAGCAGCGTCGAGAGCTTCTGCGACTCGGGTTCGTCGGGTGCCTCCGCGATCCGCTGCGACGCCAGCACGATGAAGCGGCTGATGGCGTTCTGCGCCATGGCCTCGAGCTCGGGCATGGTCAAAGAGCGGATTGGCTGGTGAAGCCGTCCTCTTCCTTCGAGCCATTCGCCGATCGCCTTGGCCGCTTCATGCGCGACGTGCGCCTGCCATTCGTCGTCCGTCATGGTTCAGCCGTTGAGCCACGCCGGACCCGGCTGCTTTGCCGCCGGCGCGCCGGCGCCGGATGACGGTTGCGACCAGGCGGGCGCGCTGGGCGCCTGCGGTGACCGCGACGCGGTGGACGACTGGCCGCCTTGGGCTGCCCCCTGCGTCCAGGCGGGCTGCGCGGCCGCGGCCTTGCTGCCGGCGCCGCGCGAGCGGCTCGGGCTCACCGGCACGTCCCTGCCGTCCATGACGAGCTTCCATTCCTTCTCGGTCGGCAACACCACGCGGTCGAGGCGGTTTTGATCGCTGTAGCGGGCGTCCTCGCTCGCCTCGATCTTGATCTTGGCGACGAAGGTGATGCCGTTGAGGTCGGCGAGACCGCGCAGGATGCGCTTCTGCTTGGCCGCCTCGCTCATGTCCTGCGCATCGAGGCCGAGCGCGCTGTCGATCATGGCGCGGAAGGTGCTCTTGGAGATCTTCCAGGCGATCGAGACGCCGTTCTCGTCGACCTTGCCGCCCTGCACGGTGAACATCTGCCAGAACTTGCGCTTGGCGTGCGGTCCCTCCGCCACGGTGAATTCGCAGTCGAGCATCCGCACGTCGCTGGACGGGTCCTTCGGCGCCTTGAGCAGCGCCTGATCGATCTCGCTCTGGCCATCGATACCGCCGGGGCGGATGCTCATCGTGACCTTGGCGAAGGTGCCATCGGGAATGAGTTCGCCGGTCTTCTGCGGCTCGGCTTCGTTCATGTCGAACATGGTGGTCATCCTTTGCTGGGCTGGTTGATCTTGCGAATGAGCGCGCTGAGGTCGGGCGGCTCGGTGAGGTCGAGGCGGCCAGAGCGATCCTTGCCGGGCAGGCCGAAGGGGTTGGCCGCCTGGCAGACGAAGCGGCGCACGTCGCCGCGATCGGGCTCGTGGCGCCACGCGTCGCCCTCCGCCGCGAACCGGCTCATGGAGATCACTTGGTCGACGATGCCGGGGAGCTCGCGGGCGGCCTTGCCGCCTTCCATTTGCGGCTGCCAGGTGACTCGATTGAACTCGTCGGTGATGCGCTCCAGGATGCCGACGAAGATGACGGTGCGACCCGGTGCGTGCTGCAGGTGCTTCAGGAGCCCGATGGCTTCCCGTGCCAGGAGACCGTAGGCGCCGCGGGTATCGGGTTTGCCAGTCCGCTCCGACTGCGCCTCGGGCCGGGTCTTCGCCCACACCATGGCGAGCCGCGTCAGGTCGGTTATCGAGTCGACGAAGATGATGCGCTTGCCGGCGATCATGCGGACAAGGTCGGGATATGCGTCGACGAGGTGCCGGTAGTGGCTCTCGCAGAAGAAGGTCTTCTCGTCGGCCGCCGGATTGACGCCGCCGACCAGGCAGCCGACGTCGAGCGCGTCACCGAAGCTACGCACCGGGATGCTGTCGCCCGGCCAGTCCTGGACCGATTTCATGCCGGCCTCGAGATCGATGCAGAGCGTCTCCGCCGGCGGCAGGGTCTTGAGCAGCGAGGTCTTGCCGACACCCGAGGGCCCGAAGATCGCCATCGTGGTCTTCGCATGCGCCTCGGCGAGCCGCTGATCGGCGGTGATGATGCGCAGCGCCATCAGCGACCTCCCTCGGAGATCGCATCGACCGCGCGGTCGGAACCGAGCGCGCCGGCTTGGCGGGCGAGGTTGTAGAGCTTGCGCAGCGCATGCAGCCGGTCGCCGACGGCGTTGAATTCCGTCTCCGCGCCGAGCATCGCGAACGCGATGTCGTCGAGCGTGGCGTCCTCGATCGACTTGACGGCGGCCGGACGCTGTCGAGCTTCGAGCGCCGGAATGGAAACGGTGTCGGGCAGCGCTTCGAGCCAGATATGGCGCTTGCGCAGCGCGGTCACTGCAATTGACGTGGTCATCGGGAGGCCTCTTCGTTGGTGCTGACGTGAAATCTCGGCTTGGGGTGGTTGCGGCCCATCACGCGACCTCCGCCAAGAGCAGCGACGACAGCGACGCCGAGGCCTGCTTCGGCTTCGAGCGCGCAATTGCGAGATAGCTGTAATCGTCGGCGCCGTGGCGGCGCTGAACGAGGTGGATTAGCTTCTGCTCGCTCGCCCACCGTGCGCGGCGCGCCAGACGCACGAGTTCGGCGCGCTCACGCTCGGTCAGGCGCTTGGCTTGCGAAAACGTGTCCATGGCGAGGAAGCCGCGGTAGTACTCCAGCGCCTCACCGGGCGCGGCTTGGCCGATCCAGCCGCACAACTCCGTCTCGGTGAGGCGGAACTTGTGCGGAGGGAATTGGACAACGGTGATCATGTCGGTCTGTCGGTCGCTCATCCGGTGAGCTGCTCTCTTGAGTCGAACCGCCTGCTGCTGTCGCATTCCGGATAACTCGATCGGCGTCGGGCTCAAATTCGAACGTTTTCGCGGCGCTTCTCTCAGCGAAGCCGCGCGCATTGGTGCGAAAAAGAAATTATTGCTGCGTGTGAGCGCGAAGCTGCGCGTGCTTGTTCAAGCTCGTGCCCGCAGCCATTGCCTTGCCTTCGCGAGCACGTTCCGCCTCGAACGCTTCGATGTCCTCGAGGCGATAGACGACACGGCCGACGATTTTCAGGTAACGCGGTCCGACGCCGAGCCAGCGCCAACGCTCAAGCGAGCGCGGACTGATGTTCCAGCGGCGCGACAGTTCGATCTGGTTCAAATGCTTGATGGTCATTGCGAGTCACCTCGGGTTCGCGAGCAACACCGAGGGCTGTATCGCAAGGGTTTCGGGAGAAGATCGCCGCCCGAACAGGGAGAAGAAACGGGAGAAATCGCTTTAGAGGTCAAACCCCCAGAGGCCGTTCTGGGACGTCATGTATGGTTTGAGCTGCTTCCACTTCTTGCCACCAAACGCACGTGCCAACGTGCTTACGCCCGATCCTGCGTGATTGAGCAGTTCCTGTGCCCGCCAACGCTTGCCGTCCCTGTGACCATCAACCAAGCGACGGATCAGCTTGATGTGGCGCTCGCTCCTGAAATCAAGCGTGACGGTTCCGTTGATGACGAGCCGCCGTCCGTCTGGCGAAAGGTGGAGAGGCTGAGTTGGCGCCGTCGACGGGCCGGTGACTAGAGCAATTTCCACTCAATGTGGAGCGTATCCGGCGTTGCGGAAGTAGTTGGCACATTCTGTCGGCGTGAAGGCGTCGAGCAGTTCAGCGATGCGGCTCCACAGGCTGGCGACGGAGCGCT